ATGTAGGCGGCACTTGAGGAAATATTATTTTTTCAAGGATCTCTAGCAAAGAATATTGAGTTAGGTCCTGGACAGTAGTTCCTTGTGCAATTCCTCTAAATGCTGCAGGTAAAGCTAAGGTAGGGCTCAGCGTGCTGTTAAACGTAGTTGAAAGAACATTACCAGTTAGGTCTAATCCAGTATTTGCCTCAACTGTCACAGAAGGTCCTCCTCCACCTTGAAGGTTAATCGTCACATCATTTCCTATATTAGTTATTGAAGCTACTCCTTCTCCTGTAAAATTTATTGAGCTAACATTTTGAGTAATAACATCTTCATCCCACTGTATCTCTATAGGATTTCCTCCACCTCCTCCTGACCCATCAGTTAAACTTACCCAACCTCTATCGTCAAAGTATGCAATAAGATCTTCTCCAAATAATTGATTGAATAATTCGCTTTCTGGTACACCAGACATGATTCCTGTGTAAATAATTTCACCAGGTACTCCTACTTCCGGATAGTCCGGAAAGTCCGTAAATCTCTGACGTTTAGTTTCAGAAACAACTGTCAATATGTCTTTTGCGTCTATTCTACCTGAGTTATCGATAGTTAAGTTAGTTACTCCATTTTGCACAAGCGAAAGCTGTTCTAAAATATCAATTTCATCAAGCGTTGCCTTGAAAAACTGCATGCTATTTAGAGTCTCGCTATAGTTTATGTTGTCCAATAATTGTAAATTAGCGTCAGCTAGATTGGTTACATTTGAGTTTACTGTACCTACTAATTGAGTTAAGCTAGATCCTGAGATCTTCTTCTTTGCTGCATTTAATTTTGAGTATATTGACATTTTCTATAATTTTTTAATTTTTAGTAACTAGATACGCTCACTTCAGTCATATTAAAGGTCGCTGAGAATCTAATCAAACCATCACCATTCGCGAAAGTAAATCCAGAATTTTGGTAGTAGAATACAAATTTGCCTGGAGCAATATTATCGACAAATACGTATCCTGGGGTACTTGCAGCTGTGAAGATTTCTCCAAGCCCATATAGTTCTTTCCAGTCTTGCATAAGTATAGTATCTGCAATCGGATCGTATCTTACTAGTAATTGTGACCCTAATGATATTGTATCTCCAATATTTAATCCGCTTGTTCCAGGCTGGATGACTACGCCGACTATATTTATAAAAACGCTAAATATTTTTTCAAGAGTAACTGCTCCATTCAAATCGCTATGGATGTATACTTGAGCAAGTTCGTGTTTTTGACCACTGTTCATGATATATCCTTCATACGCTCCAGTAAATACGACGTTTTGTGCATCGCCTGCTCTTTCTATCGATCTGGATGAAAACGTAATTGCTTTATCTGATACTCCAACTGCCTCTGTGCCTAGAGTGATCGAATCTTCAGCTAGTGCAACACTATTGCTCCCTAGTGTTATTGATCTTCGGCCGATCGCCGCTACATTCTCTCCATGTGAAAATGAACTAGAAAGCTCGCCGGTGTCGTGTCGTATTTGCATCAAATAGTCCTTTCCATTAATCCATGGATATTCAGAATCCGCGATAACTGTTGTTCTAATTGAAGAGCCATCGTTACTTATTCTGAAAATATTGTTGTATCCAACTGTTAGGTCTACTTGATTTATTTTTCCGACACATATTATATCGCCAGTAGAAAGCTCAATCATTCCATATGGAGGATACAGATGTGATCCCAAAAGAGTTCCGCCAGTCTCGCATAGCTCCACTCTTAACGCACCATAATGAGTTACGATAACTGTATTATTGCAAGAGATTCCTTGGTACTCAGTTGTGCCACTATCACCAAGTCCAACCATAAACTCTCCATTTTCCATGAGATTAATAGAGAGGACTCCATTATTCGCCCAACTTCCTGAGTTATTAAAGCCTTGCCAATTTGATTCTAAACTAAGCGAGTCTGCTGTAACTGAAACTAACGAACTTGATGACGTATTTGAATACGTGTCGGATATGGATGTAAATATTCCACCTAAAATCACCTCAGTCTTTGTTCTATTAAAACAAATACTCTTAACTACATCATTACATGCTCCCATCGTAATAGCCGATGTTCCATTTGCATCCATTAGCCTACAAATTCCCTTAGAAGTTATCAAAGTATTAGTAAACGCATAGTTAGAGTATATCGGCCCATTCATAGCAATATACGTAGTGTTATCATCTCCAACTAACAAACTAAAATTTTCAGCACTCAGTGGCTCTGCAAAGACTGAGAAATTAATGTTTAATGCACCAGTATTAAAATCAATCTTAGTGAATCCTTTGACGATGTTTAGATCACCTTGATATTCATCGAAGTATCCGGAAATTATGAGGTGGCCGTCCTTAGTTTCAGCTACGTCATATATTGCAGGGACGCCGTGGACAGGATACGCGTTTGAACTATGAGTAAATCCTTCACCAATTGCTGAGTTAAAGGAATCTACTGGATCATATGATCTGTCAAATTTAGCAACTCCTCTACACTCTATGCTGTTAATTTCAGTAAAGGTTCCAACAACAATCAGTGAGCCGTCCTCGCATTCTATTACTTTGTAAATATACGAATTTATCGGATTACCGTTATCATCCTGTGTTACGATAGATGGAGTTGCGACAACATTAAAATTATTATCGAGTATTATTAATCCATCGTGTTGAGTACTTCCGTATGTGCTAGAAGTGCCATATACTGCAAAATGCAGTCCGTTTTTTAATTTAACACAACCTCGCATAGCAGCCGCAAAGTTCTCTAAACTATCTGAACCAGGCAACAAGACAGTATTTGCAACATATCTAGAGTAAACCCGTTCAATGTTTCCATATGTAAAAACTCTCGGAAGTTCTGATGTAGGTTCGCTATATGCTTGGTACGCAGGCAAAGGATCACCCACATTAAAATAGCTAGTATAATCATCAGGTAGTTCAAAGACATCGCTCGCTATTGAATACATAACATCTTCCGGCCATACTGAAACTCCTGCAAATGACTTTTGTCCGCTTGCCTTAGAGTTTGACTTAGCGGCTATCGTATTCTCACCAGCAGATACTGAATTTTCTCCTATTGCTCTAGTTGAGTTTCCTAAGGAGAACGAAGCAGGACCATCAGATTCTGTTAAATATCCAGAGGCATGCGAAAACTTTCCAGTTGCTCTAGTTAATCCTCCCTCTGCATGCGAGCCTTCACCGAATGCTGAAGTATTTGTGCCATGTACGCTTATTCCAGGCCTTTCGTTCGCTAGTGCAACATGTCTAAATATTAGCTGAACTGCTTGTGATAATTGAGCAGATAATCCGCTAACATCCAAAATAATAATAATGTCTTCTCCTACTATAAATGAATCGGTAATCGATGCTGATTCCCAAATATCTATATTTTGTAAGTAATCTTGATCGTACTGGTCACTAGTAGAAGTAGATTGAGGAATTAGCAAGTATACTTTAGTTATTACTTGAGCCAGTAAGTTTCCATAAAATTCATACTTATTTACATTTTTTATTCTAATTGAGTCAGAATATGGAAACGAAAATTCATTCTTTGAATAATATAATTTTTCTCCAGTTACTGAGAAATAGCCTTCTGCTTTTGAAGAAAGAGTAGATGCGATATTACTTTTACCATATGCAGTCGACCACGTCCCCAAAGCAACAGGCATTGCCACGTCATCTACATATTTTGGAATTATTGAGTTATATCCATCACCATTTATCCACAAAATATCTGGCTTATTATTAATGTAAGAAACTTCATTAGTATCTGTCTGATTCCAGTCGGCCTGTACTTGATCGATTACCGGATTATTTGGATCCGTGTTGTCTACAATGTTTCCACTCACAGCTCTAACTACTTCTTGAGTATACTGAACTTCTCCGCTAGGTAATATTACTAGAAAAGTATTTTCTGAAACGTTTGTAACATCGTCTGAAATAGTATCCAAGTATAAAGTATCTCCGATTACAACTGTTGTTCCATCTTGAGTAACATTTGGTTTATTATTAATATATGAAACTTCACCAGTATCACTTTGAGTCCAATCAGCCTGTACTTGATCAATTACTGGATTGTTAGGATCTGTGTTATCGACGATATTTCCGCTAATTGCTCTAACTACCATTTGAGTATACTGAACTTCTCCAGTAGATAATATTACTAAGAATGTATTGTCTGAGACATTCGTCAAATCTTCAGTAACGCTCGACAAGTGTAAAGTATCACTAACCACGACAGTTGAACCGTCCTGAGAAACGCTTGGCTTATTATTAATGTACGAAACTTCATTAGTATCTGTTTGATTCCAGTCAGCCTGTACTTGATCAATTACTGGATTGTTAGGATCTGTATTGTCTACAATGTTTCCATCAACTGTTCTAACTACTTGAGAAGTTTTCTTAAGTATTCCACTACTTGCTGTTCCAATAACCACAAATTCAGTTATAGAATTAGTCCCATCGTTAGGAATATCTGGTAAATAGACATCAGTTTCGATGGTTACTGAATCTCCATCATCAAGTATGCTGCTATCGTGTAATTCAAGAGTGTCTGTCCATTTTGGAATTCTTCCAATTTCATCACCACCGCCTATCAATGTTCCAAATCCTCCCTCTACGTCAATTGTTACTTCTCCTATACCGCTCGGTGGAGTGATAGTAACGTATGGAGAAGTAGTTGTGATGCTTGTAACAATTCCGCCTCCACCTCCTTCATTTCCAGTAGTCAAACTTACCCATCCTCTTTCATCAAACCATGCAATAAGGTCAAGTCCAGTAAATATTATTTCTCCATCAACTCCAGTCTCCGGATAATCAGGATAACTCACAAACCTCTGTCTTTGCGTTTCAGTAACCTCGAACAGCATAGTGGCTCCTTCAAGTCTGCCCTGATTATCTAGTAAAAGCTTTGTGATTCCATTATTTTTAACAGCAATAGTGTCTGTTGCAATCAAGTTATCAGCAGTTATTGTGCTTACATATATTGAATTTAGAGTTTCATCATACTCAATTGATTGTAAAAATATCTTTACTGCATCTGAAAGAGTAGCAAAATTCAAATTAGTAACATCGATTATTGATGTTAAACTTGAATTAGTTAACTTTCTTACTTTATTTAGATTACCGTAGGTGGTTGCCATCAATATTGCTTTATTTTATAATCTTATTTATACTTTTCTCATTCGGATACGAATTTACAAGAAGTATCTACTGTTGCGTCTATTGAAAAACTTCCGCCAATCACCAAACACTTATCAAAAGATCCCTTCATCACCACCTTTTGGGAATTTGATAAAAAGCTATTTTCTATCAAATTACTTGAAGTAGTATATGAACATTCTATTACCTTTGAATCATTGACTCGGTTACTAGTATGTAGTCTGCAGCCCGTCAATTTAGATTCTTCTAATGTGCAGTTATCGAATAAGCAGTTTTTCGCGTCAATAGTAAGAACACAATCAAAAAATTCAATATTCTCAATCAATATTCCTCGATCAATCTTTGCGTTTTTGATCTGTAATATTCCTCTAGACTTGTCATAATTTACTGAGCCCTTTGAGAAGTTTCCATATGCAACTAACTTAAAAAGATCATTTCTTATTAAAGAATAAGTAGATTCAATCAAATACTTGTCTGATCTAAGGTCAACGTATATGTCTATTTCTGGAAAAGCTCTTCTAAAGTTTGTAACATTTTTAGTAGATTCTATTGCTTTTTCATATTTTGAGAACATTTCTTCAATTTTTCTACTTTCAGATACGCTGTATTCTGATGAATTTGATAATGCTGAATACAGACCTTCGATTATAGAATTCAACGTACTAACTGCTTCTTCCTTCTTTAGAAAATAATCTTTCCCTCCAATGTAACTAGTAATCAATTTTCCTTCGCCCAATTCACTAAAATCTGTTGCAAAAAAGTCAGACTCTGGAAAACTTAATTCCATATAATTAATTTTTTCCATCATATGAGTCTTTAAAACCGTAGTAAATGGATTTTTAGGATGAATGAAAGCTAGACGATTTCTCTTGTATTTCTTTTCAGGGTCCCAAGTTTCAAATAACTTTTCTTCGTTTATTCCCACTAAATACTTTAAAATATTTAGGTTCTTTAGATTAGGTATTCTGAGCTCCTCTTCATTCAGTTCAATCTTACATATGACTCTGTTCGTATCTAACGCAAAACCTACATCGTTTATAATATTCATAGTTCTTAACATAATATGAACTGCTTCATGATATGGAATTAGCCCAGTTGAGAGAGAAACTGAGTTAAATTTGCTAGAAAGAGTTGGTGCAAGCTTAAAAATTTCAATAGAAGGCTGCATAGTTTCATTAACGTTTGCAAACCATTTTACTTTTTTACCTAGATTTCTAGCAAATTTAGCAGCAAGCTCATTCTTCTTTAGCGGAGAGTAGAATTCAAAATTGAAAGCGACTAATGTATTTTCAAAAAGGTCCTTTTTGTTAATTTCTAAAAACATGCTAAATTCTTTAGATTATTTATTTTATCAGTACAGGTAAAGATAGATAGTTTCTCATATCCATATTCTAAATATTCGATAATAAATAACAAAAAGAACTGATTCTGAATGGCAACTGCTTCTGAGAAGTTTAAGATTCTAAAGACACTCAATATTTTTATTGAAAATATTATGACAGATACTATTCAGTATCTAACCACTCAATTTAATCAGAGCAGAACGGTTTTTACTGTTGCTTCTCCATTCGGGCAGTTATTGCTAGTAATTGAAAATTTAACGCAGCTTGTCTTTTATTACATCGAGGACTCTATAACTGAACTAAACATAAATGAGGCAACTCGACTTACGTCAGTATACTCTTTAGCTAGCTTAGCTGGCCACAATCCTAGTCGTGCAATCTCAGCAGTTGGTGAAATATCACTTAGTACAACTTCTGCTGCAATTGATGCTCCATCAGATATTGTGATAATTCCAAATATGACAAAGCTTTCATGCTTGAATAATAGTCTATCATATATTTTAGATCTTCCTCAAGATGATATAAAATTTGCATTTAATGGAACAGACAATGGCGTAAAATTTCAAATTAGACAGGGAATTATAGAAACTCAAACCGTTGTTTCAAAGGGGCAGCCAATGGAAAGTTTTTCAATAGGAAGTCCTCAAAACTTTTATATTGATAATTTTTATGTAAATGTTTATGTGAACGGTGAGAAATGGAAAAAGTATGAATCTTTCTTAGATATTCCCAGAGATGCTAAAGGATTTGTAGCAAAAACTGGAATTACATCAGGCCTAGATATTTACTTTGGAAACACAAATTTTGGAAAAATTCCTCCAACTGGAGCAACAATACAAGTAGAATATTTGGTAACCGAGGGTGCAAATGGAAATTTAAGAACAAGCGATCCAAAAGCATTAAGTTTTCAATTCGTGGATACTGGATTTTCATTATTGGGTGAGGAAATTGATCTTAATAAGTATACTACATTAGTTTGTACAAATGCTCCATATTTTGGAACAAATCCTGAGGATTCTAGAGTTACTCGACTAGTTGCTCCACATACTTCTAAGAGTTTTGCTTTAGTTAATGAAAAGCATTACGAAATACTGCTAAGAAAGTTAAACTTATTTTCAATGATTAGAATATTCATTGATAAAATAGACGGACGCTTGCTAAATCTTTTCCTAGTATTGGATTCAAGAAAAGCTTTTAAGAATAGCTTAGATTATTTTGGAGCAAGCTTAGATAAATTTGTGATGAATGACTACCAAAAGAATAAAATACTTCAATATATTGAAAAATCTGGAAGTAAACTCATATCTACTGATATTAGAATATTAGATCCAGTAATAAGCAGATATGTTATAAACGTATCAATAATTGTTTTTGATGATATTGCTACTGAAATCATCAAGCGTGACATATATTACGCATTAGGTAACTTTTTCATTGAGAATACTCGCAGAGGTAGAATACCTAGAAGTGATCTTATTAAAATAATTGAAGAAATCAACGGAGTCGATACTGTTCAAGTTTCTCTAATTAGCGAAAAGAATGAAATTGCTAAACTGATAAACCCAAATGCAGCAACGGTCGGGACTGACGAATTTAATGACATTATAATAGAGGATAATGAACTTGCAATAATCCGTGGAGGTTTTTCGGACAGATATGGAAATCAATATGTTGAAGGACTTTCTGATCAAGCATTAGGTGCAGTAAATATAAACATTAGAGAAATAACACCAAGACCCACATTTTCAATATAATGGTAAAAGACAGCATATATAGAGCAGCGTACAAACGTAGAGAAAATCGTCTACATTTAGGGTACGACTATAAAGGAAAAATTCTTAAGAACACAATTTCTCCTTTCATGTTGAATGTGAATGTTCCCCTAACTACATTCATAAATAAATTGGATTCAATCGTATATGATTGGGTCGAGGCTGTGAAGCAAATTAAAATTTTCGCAAATCCTTTTTTAGATAAGTACGAAGACAAGATAAACTAATATTGATATTTTATGTCTAATGGAAAAATGAGTCGAGAGAATCGAAAGCATCTCAAAGACGAAATAGAAAGCTTATTAACTTCAATAAGCACAGGTCCCCAATCTGATATGGTAGTCGATGACCAAATTGCAGAACAAACAAAGGCTGAAAGCCCTTATGATTTTGAGAAAATTAGTCAAGATCTAACTAATCACGCAAGAAAGATAACGGATTCTATATACAAGAATTTTGTGGATATTGGAATCTTTGAGAAGAATGATTATCATAAGCACAAGAAAGAATTAGATACTATTCATATTTCCAACTTATTCTTTCAGTTAAAAACTATTAAGATGACCATCATTCGAGTGATGGAAGAAATAACTGCCGGGAACACTCATCCTAGATTAATTGAGGTAATGGGACAGCTTCAAGATAAGATGGCTGCAATAACTAAGATGCAGGCAAATTACATGCTTTTTCTTGAGGAGACTTATAGAAAACTAAACGAGCCTTCTCAAAACCCAAATGATGTTAATTTGCCAAATAATCCAGAAGAAGGACAATTCTTCGTATCCGTAGGTACTAAGAACGTTATCAAAAATTTGCCAGATGCAAAAGGAGCTACTGAAAATAGTAGTACACGACTAACTGATCCTTCTTCAAAAGCAGATCTGATGAAAGAACGTAATGTTCAGATCGAGAAAGATCCAGAAGATGACGATTTCATTGATCTCACTGAAATAATTTAAGATATGCGAGACATTATGTCAAATAGTGGTGGATTTTCATCCATGAAGCTTTCTAGGCTAAATTCAGACGGTGGAGCTGACGATAATTACATATGGAATACTGAAAAGATCAATAAAATTTTAGATGCAATTGAAAATGAGGGTCTGGATGTTAGGACGCTCAGTAACACACCATTTAAAGATAATGATATAACTCAAAAGAAACCTAACTTAGCCTTTGAATACACACCTGAAGAGTTCGAGGAACTTAGAAAGTGTAAAGAAGATGTTCTATATTTTGCATATAATTACTGTCATATAATGACGAGTAAAGGAGTTAAACTTTTGAAGGATACTGCAGGTCTGCGAGACTATCAGGAAGAAATCTTAACTTCTTTCTGCAACAATAACTTAAATATCTTAATGGCAAGTCGTCAGATTGGAAAATCTGTGACTTCTGGTATTTTTATTCTATGGTTTCTGTTATTCAATAATGATAAAACGGCATTAGTTGTTGCTGATAACTCAACGACTACTAAGGAGCTTATTGATAAATTTAAGATAGCGCTTGATAATCTACCATTTTTCATAAAGCCAGGAATAAAGAATGGTAATGTGATGTCTCTTAAATTCGATAATGATAGTCGTTTAGTAGGTCGAACTACTACTAAAAAATCAGGTATCGGTCTCTCGATCAACTTATTATATATGGATGAGTTTGCTCATATCAATGACGCGAACTTGGACGAGTTCTATCGAGCAGTATTCCCAACGGTTACTGCTGACCCTGATGCAAAAATTATTATCACATCAACACCAAATGGTAAAAATAAATTCTACGATATTTGGACAGACGCCGTTGCTAAAAAGAGTAGTTATGTTCCACTTAGAGTAGATTGGTGGCAAGTCCCAGGAAGAGATGATGCTTGGAAAATAAAGACGATTGCTGACTTAGGATCAATTGATGACTTTAATCAAGAATATGGACTCCAGTTCTTTTCATCAGACCAATTAATGTTAGGATCCAAGGATCTAAAGAGACTCTATAATATGATGCAGGACTATCAAGAAAGTAATGTATACTTTGATGAAAATAAAGAATTTATTAGAAAGCACTTAAGGTTTCATCCAAAATACGCATCTAGGGAAATTTCAGATTTTAAAAACGATCCGGGCTATTACATATTTAGCATAGATACTGCTGATGGAATAGGAGGAGATTACTCAGTTCTTAACATATTTAAAGTAGTTTGTTTACCAGTTAAGGAATTGCAAAGAAAGAAGGAAAGTGTTAGAAATGAATTAGATACTATCTCACTAGTACAAATAGGTACTTTTAGAACAAATGAATTGGACATAAATGCATTTGCGTCAGCCTGCGAACATATAATATACAAAATATTCAATCCCGAAAGAACTAGGATTGTTCTGGAGATGAATCATAAAGGCGATATACTACTAAACATGTTTAAAGATAATCCAGAGTACTGGAGTAGCCAAATGATTCATAGCAAACATACTGAACTTGCAGTAGTCACTAAGCCTGGATTACGACTAGGGCCAACTAACCGAACAAAATATTGTGAAAAGTTAACATATTTGATAAATTTGAATAAAATAATTCCAAACGACTACTTTACTATAATGGAATTAATGTCATTTGGTAAATCAAGCGGAGGCGTTTATAGAGGACAAAATGGAAACGACGATCTTGCCATGACTTGTGTAAACCTTTCCTCAGTATTTGACTCTTCTCAATTTTTTGACGTAGCTGTCGATACTTTTGAGAATATGGGAGTTGAATATGCGAAGGAGATCGAGCGAGTGTTTTTAAATGTAAATCGATCAGATAATGAGAGATCTATGTACGATTACGGAAAGCTCAGAGAAATGAATAATGTTGGAGGGAATGACACTCCACAAAATAAAAGCGTTTCCCCTAACGTATTTGATTCTCAATCACTTGAACAATTTGAAAAAATAAAGAGACACTTTTTTAAAAGTTAATACTTTTGTAGTACATTATAAAAGTATTTCCAAAAATAAAGATTACACACTACATGCAGCAGTTAAGATTTAACGGCGATATTACGCTGGAACAAGTTTTTCAGGATTATCGAACTGAAGTTTACGATAATTTAGTGAAAGCTATCGCCGAAAATTTAGAAGAAGAAGTAGAGCAAGTCACAGTATTAGTAGTTGGAATCAATAACATTGACTACACAGTTAATCTAACTAAGGATAAATTTGTGACCAGCTTACGCAGTGCTCTTGCTCATTATGAAAGGCTGGAGCTGTATGAGAAATGTCAGCAGTGTTTGGATATACTCAATAAACTCTAAAAATAACTAACAACTATGGGATATGATGTACTTAACAGAAAAATTAATCTTAGAATTCAAGAAATTGCAGAAAAAATGATGACTTCCTCGATAAATCCCGAGGAAAGAAATGAATTAGCTTCTTTGATTTATCCGAAACTTAAATATTTTATTTGGAAGTATTGTAAGAATGAGGAAGATACTTGTGAAGCCTTGCAATGGACTTTAAAAAGAATTTTTAAGAACATCTCGCAGTTTAATTTTGAGAAGGGAAAGTTCACTACTTGGATCTATACAATAGCTAGAAACGAGACGCTTTATTACTTATATCAAAAGAAAAAGCATTCTCACGTAGATATCGATACTTTATTCTCAAAGATCGATGAACCTGATAATTTTGAACTCACAGTTTCTGTTCATGAAGCAGTCGATGAAATCTATCAAAAAACTCTTGTTGAGATTTATAAATTGGACGATATCTTGATGAAGAGTATAGCAATTGACAAAATGATCAAGAATAAGAAGGTTAAGCAGATTGCTGAAGAATACGATATGAATGAGAACACTGTAAAGACTAAACTTCGAAAAATTAGATCTGATGTGAAGCTTGCAGTTATCAAAAATAATCCTTCGATCGAAGATAAAATAAGATTTATATTATGAAAAAAGTTAGAAAATTTATACTTCCTCATCTCGTTTGGCAAATTCTTTCAAAGTCAATAGAAGAACTAAATTATTTTAGAAAATATTTAAAAATACTCTCAGATCTCAAAGAAGATGGATCGTTGGATAAATTAGGAATTAGACTCGAACAAAATGGTGAAATGTTTATAGGTGTGAACTTAAATCCAGAATTGTTAATATATGAGTTAGATGCACAAGAGCCAGTTGAAATGAGATTTTTAACAGAAGCTATGAAGAAGTATACTGATTTTTTTACAAGAATGAGTGTCATCGACTACATCATGGCAGACTATGAAAGAGTTAAAACTGAAGACTACTATGGTTATGTAGTCAAGTTGTATTTCAACTTCAAATTCTATTCTAAGTTCAATATCATATATTCTGCGGCATACTTCGTTACACTTGCTACACTAGTCGTTGCTGGAATTCTAGCAGTGTTGTAAAAAATAAATAATCTTATGAAAAATGTAACTGATTTCTTAAAAAAGAATGCATGGCAAGCAGCCACTGTCATTTTACTACTTCTTTTCCTAGGAAAGGGATGCACCTCAAACAAAATAAGCAAGCTTGATTCTAAATTTAGCGAAAGTGAAGCTCGCTTAGAAAAAAAGATAGACTCATTAAATTCAGTGATCACTCAATTTGCGACTGAAAAGCAAGTTAGAGATCAGATGGAAATAACTATGTTGAATTATCTAATATATGAAGATGACTTAGACAACGGAAAAACTAGTCTATCTGAAATAAAAAATAAGATAGAATCAAATGACTAATTGGATAAACTCAAATAAAAAGTCGATCATCAGATCGGCTTTCTTAGTTCCTATACTTTCAGTAGCAGTTATTTCAATATCTCACGTAGTTAGCTGGTACGATCTTGCGAATCCGATAAGCTGGGCAATCTACTTGTCAGTCGCTATTGAGATTGCTGCAATGTCATCAATCGCCGCATCATCTGTAAAAATAAAAGGATTTTCAGTATGGTTCGTTTTCATCATAGTCACTCTCATACAGTTTATAGGAAATATCTATTACTGTTTTTCTGAAATAGATGCAGCGTCGACTCAGTTTAAAAATTGGGTTGACCTCACTCAACCTATACTTGAAGCGATGGGTAGTGATTTGACTGATACTTTAGCTCAAAGACGATGGTTAGCTCTTCTAGAAGGAGGATTGCTTCCATTAATTTCTTTAACTTGCTTGCACTTCTTCATCAAATATGGAGACATTGATGATTCACCAGAAATTCCGCAAGAAAACAAGGAGAATGATGATTTACCTGAACCTACTGGAAATCCAGTAAATCCTCAGATTACTGACTCTGTCACTGTCTCCCAGATCGATCCGGAGCCCATTGAGTTTATCCAGGAGCCAGAGATAGTTGAACCATCACCTAGTAACTTAGATGAACTAGATGAGCCTCAAAGTTCATCTGAAAAATCAGAAATACTTGAGAAAACTAGTTCCAAGAAAAATAAAGCGATTCCTCAAACGTCAAGACATAAGCAAGTAATCAAGAATCTTATGAAGTTTGGTGGAAAGTATTAATCCATCGGGAGAATCTCATTTTTCTTCAATAAATAATAAAAAGATTTATTGATGGCTACTCTAACTTCAATATGTGATTGCTGCGGAAGCTCAAATTCATACGATGTTTTACAGATGTTCAATGACGGATGTCTAAAAATAGTCGATGGATCAAAAACAACAGATGAATTTTGTTTCACAGATTTTGCTTTTCCAGTAGATGGAAGTACTTGTGCAACCGTTACTCTCAATGAAGATGGAGGAACGCATATCGTTTTTGATAACAACATTGTAGGCTTCACAGTTCCTGAGCCAGATGCTAATTTTCCAACTGACTTTATCAAAGCCAGAGGAGTTATGATACGTGTTGCGTATCCTACTCTAGATTTGGATGGAGAAACAATACCTATTCAAGACAAGAAAGCACAATTATTAGTAGAAGATGCATACGGCATAATAAGTACTCAACCTTTTTACGATTTGTATATGCATTTCGTAAACCCACATAGTAATATTGCAGCTGACGTAATAAATAAAATAACAGTAGTAAACCCTAATTCTAATTATAGAATCAAGGTGCATACTTTAGTAATATTAGGTAAATCAGTATGATGAACGATAAAATTTTAAATGAAGGAAGAGCAGCTACATCATTTCTACAATATAGAAATTTGATGGGCGGTTTGCCTTTTTATGGAACATCCGGCGATTACCAATTTACAACAACTAATCGAAGTCAATTTACTCCAGGTTTTCAGATAAAACTTACGAATCTGACTGACATGTCATATAATGGAGATCCTGGAATGAGTGATTTTGATAGCATGGTGAATACTGTTAGAAAACACTTTAGGGTAGGCGATCGAGTTAGAGGACTTATTGTTAATTCACAAATTGAAAACGAAGAAGGTCGATACGCAGTTGGAAGAATAGTAAAATTCGATATAAACTATAGCGACAGAACAATTAAAGTAATAATTAAAAATCCGGAAACTCTAGAAACTCAGGAGATTTACTTTGATTCAATGGTTCGATTATATGAGAGCCATAAGATAATGAGATTCTCAGAATATTTAAAGTCCTAAACCAGTATTCTTTTCTAAGTATAAAAAAGAAAAGACTTTATAATGGTTGATAAAATCAATGAAGAAGATGCTCTGCGTTTTCTAGAAGAAAAAGATAAAGAGTTTGGAGTCAATAATGTTGAAGATGAGACTGAAGTAAGTGTTGAGCCAGTAAAAAGTTTAGGAACTGCTCAATTTTATAACGCACCTGAGCTTTCGAAAGCATCAGAATCTCCTTGGAAATCATTAAACTTACTAAATATACCTTCGCAGGGGTTGTTTTATCCAGATGGAGCAGAAGTTTTATTAAAATCTGCAAAAACCAAAGAAATACGTCATTGGTCAACAATTGACGAGACTGATCCAATCAGTGTTAGGGAAAAGATAAATTTCATACTTAATTCTCTAACGAATGTTTCTTTAAAAACTCCAGGTTCAGTTTATTTAGACCTTCTTGAAATAGACAAATTTCATATCTTGTTTAGAATACATGAATTAACTTTTCCTAATCAAGAAAACAAGCTTTGGGCTAATCTAAAATGTACAAATACTGCGTGTAATCATGTTAATAAAGTGCACGTGACTAGTTCAAATCTAACAGGTTTTGTGCTCCCTGAAGAATTACAAAAATGGTATTCTGCTGAAGAGAGGTGTCTAGTAATAGACTCTCCTAAACTTGGAGAAACACTAAAATTTTATTTACCTTCAATTGGTATGCAGAACCGGTTTAGGGCAAAACAAAAAACAGATAGAGAAAACAATCAATTAGCTGATGACTTTTTCTATGAAATGGGTCCATACTTATTCAAAGATTGGAAATCTCTAAGTAACGAAGAGATTTCACGATTAAAAATTGAATCGCAAGACTGGTCAGTTCAGAAGACGACTGTTGTGTACAAGATAGTAAAAATGCTCAAGGAAAACTCAGTAAATAAAGTAGGTTTTGCTTGCGAAAAATGTAAGACCGTTGGGGAGAGCAGCATTTTTTTGGGAGGAAGCTTCACTGTCAAAGATATTTTCATTATTTCAGCTGGACTTGATGAACTTATTTGAGCTTAATGCTCGATTGGCTGTGAAGCTTGGACAATCTTTAGAGACGCTATATGATCTTGATTATTTTGAATATTCAATGTATTTCAATATAGTTAAGAAGGATATTGAAGATGCTTCTCAAAAACCTGATGACCTATTTAAGGAAGTTAAAGTAGATCCGAATATTCCATTAAAAGTTAACTTACCCGATAATATTCGATTAAAATAAATAATAAGAAATCGTAAGCTGTGAGTATTGCTAAATTCGTAGAAGGCTTTAATAAAGCGATAGGTGATCGCATAGCAAAGGCAGAGGCTAATGTTGAGGCACATCCATATCCAGTAGAAGAGCTAAAGAAAATTAAAGATACTCTTCCTGATTCTGCAATTGCAAAACGGTATGGCGGAGATGGAGTCATTGATAAATCTCCAGAACTAATTGCAGCTTCTTTTGAGCAAGATAAAGATCTAGTTAAACGACTAGACGATGGAGAGAAAGCATATGATAAATTCATGGCAGCTCGGAAGCTGAAAAGAGAATCAGATCCTCAAAAATTAATAACTAACTTATACTCAAACGTATATTCGCTACTTGCACAATCCCGTGCACTTGGTGCGAATTTTACAATGAAGGAACTTATTGAACTTTCTCCTGAAAAGTTTGAAGAAACATATAATACTCTTTTAGAAGAAGCGGATGCAACTGATCTAGATCTTCCAGTATCAGTAGACTCTACTCTTATTTTGGATGCATTTAAGGAGATGCATATGCAGTCGGCTGATGCTGCTGGAAAATCTGCGATAAATGAGGGATCTACTGAACCTAAAAAAGAAGAATCTACAAGTTCTCCAGTAGCTGAACCTGAAGGTAAAAAAGAAGAGCCTTCAAATTCTCCTGTTTCTGAACCATCTGGTAAAAAAGTTGAAGAAACTAGTTCAGCGGTTCAGTCGACCACTTCAACACCAGCCGAACTGCCTGCTGTTGAAAGTAAGGAGGAAGCAAAACCTCAAACCACTGTAAATGTTAACTTGGAGCAAATACAAACTGAGAGCAAACCAACTGAACCTCTTGCTCCTTCTCCAGTAAACGAAAAAGTTGAAACTGCCTCTTCTCAAGGTTCACCTGAGAAAATTGAAGAAACTAAAACTGAGCAAACTTTTACTCCAGTTGATGCAAACAGTATATTTTACGGAGGCGGTGATTTTTCAGTAAATAATAAAACAAACGTTTCTCCAATTAATGTCGCGGAAGGAGCTAGTTCTGAAAATGTTTCAAGTACTAGTCAAAATTCTAGTTACTTAAGCATGTTTGGTGATGTTTCATCAAGTACTAGTGTTTCACAGCAACCTTCAAATATAAGTTCTACGATAAATGAGAATAGCGGAGAATCTACTAGTAATGTGAGCACTTCAACTTCAGAAAATGTACAAACCACAAATACTTCAAATACCGTAACTTCTTCCAATTCATACATGGATTTGGTAAGTCAGATGATGGGCGGATCAACTATACCGGACGTGCCGAACGTTCCGACAGTATCTAGTGAAATGCCAAGCATACCTAAATCTGAAGTATCTTTTGCGAACTCTGAAAATGTTTCTCAAAATAAATCTGAGAATTCTGGTGTAAATCAGCCTACTCAAAATAATTTAGTTGAGCAGCCTGCCCAAACTCAAACTAAAACGGAAACTACCCAAGATAAAACAAATCAGTCTACCGTAAGCGAATCTTCAACAAACCAACAGCCTAACCAGTCAACGACTGTACAAAATAATGAGGAAGTTGTTGAACGATTGACTAGACTTGAAAGATTGTTATCTGGACCATTAGATGTTAGATTAGTATAAAATATGAACAATTATAAAACCGAGTTAAGTACACTAAGCTCTAGATATGTTATCATACACCGAGCTATTTCCTCAGTCTTGGATAGAATCTCTGAACTTGCTATCGAAAAGGATATGTTAAGTAAAGAATTATTAGAGATTAGGGAAACTGAGAGAAAGATAATAAATAACTTAGAGAAAGAATTGGGTCGTGATGTGACAGCCGATGATCTTAGAAAAATAATGCAAGATGCATGACAGTAGTATTGAATATCTTCAAGTTTTTAACTGATCCTAAAAATACGAGATTAATAATCTTCGGCGTGTTTGTAATCCTTTGCTTGCTGTTAGTGCAGCAGTGCAATCAGACAAATCAACTAAAGGAAGAAGTCGCTCATCAAAAAGATGAAACAACCCGATTAGTAAATAATGAGGAAGCTAAAAACGCAGTTCTTGTGCAAAAATATTTGAAAGATTCAACATTACGTGGAACTATTCAAGGTTATCGAATAACTCAAGAAGAGCTGATCAATGAATACTCTCATCTAATGAGCGGATTTGAAGATTTAAAAGGTCAAGCCGCACTAGCTTTAGCAAAAGGTACAATAACGATCAGAGAAACGTTATATGTCCAAACTCAAGCTAAAATAGATGAATATGGATCAGGTCAATTTACAGCGTCTGACACATTGAGAGTAGACGCAGATAATTATAGAATATTCTCATTTAATTCACCTTTCACAAGTAAGTTCTTTCAAAAAACAGATTCATCTGAAGTCGACTTTAAAAATTATGGAATATTTCAACAAGTATATCCTGGCAAAAGTAAAATAGACATTCAACAGAGCATGAGTTTAAAAGTTGGACTATTTCAAGATCCAAAAGATAAGAAGGTTTATATTTCAGCTCAAACTAAATATCCTGGAGTTACTTTCACAAAACTTGAAGGTGCAGATATACTGGCTGATCCAGAATCTAAGAAAACTACAAGATCATTTAGATCTCCTTGGGGATTAGGCGTTCAGCTTGGAGTAGGACCAACTGTCTCTACTACTGATTTAAGAATATCTCCTGGAATATACTTTGGAATAGGATTAAACTATTCACCGAAAAGATTACAGTGGGGAAAATAATAAGAAATAAATGCCGACACCATCATTTAGTAGATTTGTAAATTTAAGTAATTATTGTGTAGTTGAATATATGTTTGAGCCATTGGGTTCATTGGATTACTATACTGACGCTTTTTACGTGCTTAAGAATTCTAACACAGGAACGAATCAGATATACAATACTGATGTGTCTCTCTATTCTACTTCAAATATAAAGGATTTGACAGTAACTGAGACTCCAAATGGGAGATTTGCATATTTAGATAGTGAAATAAATCCAAACTACACAGAATACGATTCTAATTTAACAGAATCTGTACTTACTGGAAATAACGTAGTTATGGATCAAGTCAGATTTCATTTTGTTTCAGGATTTGATTTTAATGACTTTGAAGCTTTAATACTTAACATCACTCATGAGCAAAATAATGGAGAAAACAATATTTTTGCAAACATTCTTCTTTCTCCTGATACGTATTCAACCCTAATCACATTTAACGACAAGCCTCTTTTTCTATCTAACGCATTATATGATAGATATGTTGATATTTGGGTTCCTTCTATTAAGAATATAAATGAGGAATTTGTCACAGCTCCAGTTCAAGCTAATACTTTTGCTGCTGAAATAACTCCAACTGAGACTTCATATACTGGGCTAGTCTACAATAATCCTTTTTCAATAAAGCTGATTGTTTGTAATAAGAAGCACATATTATATACAAATAACACAGAATATGAGACGTTTGAGGCAAATCAAGTATTTGAAGCAACTCTTTCTCAAAGCAATGAATTTGATGGAGTAGGGACAGTTATTCAAGAAGCGGATACTGGAGATTTTATTGAATTCTTCATGACATTCAATTCAGCTTTTCCTGAAGAACTAATATCTTTGCTTAATAAGAGAAATCCATCTAATGATTGGATCATAATACATCAATTAAGCATATTTGAACAAGTTGGAACAAATTTTATTCCAACTGCTCGACAAGTTTTCTTCCAAGAGAGCGGATTTGATGAGCCTAACGTATTTAGACCAGTATTAAAATACGCGAATGAAGCAGTTAGCGTTTCAATAGACTATCTAGTTAGATTAACTAACAAGTTAAATGGTGAACAGATAATTAGAGAAGGTTCAATAGTCTTAACGAATCCTAAAAAATACGGAAAATCTCTCTTAAATATTCCATTAACTGATCCTCCAACTTCTCATACGGTATACAATAAGATAATTAAGAAGGATTTTGAAGCATCTCCTTTATTCGTTGAACCTACTGCTATTGGAGATAGACCTACTCAAACTGGTGGAATTACTGCACCGACTCCTACGATTACATCGATCATAAAGACAGAGTATGTTCCTATTTTCTTCAGTAACAATAAGATAACTGTTTCAAATAAGAGTGCAATGGTTACATCAACTAGTGGATTGAAGGAGATAGTATTCGGTCCGAATGCACTCAGATTTATAATTTCGCCCTTTGATAATTTCTTGAAATTTAAGTTTTATACTGAATACAAGACTGAAACGACGTCGTCTACTGCAAAAATAATTCCGCTTGACTTAAATATCTCAAACACAATATTTAGAATGGTATTTGAAACAGATGCTGGTAAAATTTCAATAGATAATATGCAAAGTTCTTTGTATGAAAATCCAGCATCCGGTGAAATTGCATTTAAGATTGCTAAAAAGGATAGTGAAGCAATTATAGCTTCAGTAAATAGAACAGTGTATTTCATATCAGTTTCACAAGACGGCACTGAGACTCTTTTATATTCAGGACAATGGAGAAAGCCATCTGAGCAATCCGACGTTGACGCAGCTGTTGCGGCTGCAAAAGCAGAAGCGGATGAGCGAGATCAATTAGAAAGCAAACTTGAAGAGATAAATCAAAAAATCTCCGATTTAACTGCAAAGTATGAAAAAGGAAAAGCAATCACACAAACTGTTATTTCTTCAATCAAAGAAGTAGCAGCAGTGCCAGTTGTAAACAAGTTTGGAGTTAAAAAAGCGTCTAAAATAAAAACTAACGTAAACAACGCAGGTAAGTAATTCGCATAAAAGTTACTTATTTTTGAAGTAAAATACAGATAAATAAAAAAAAAGTAGTACGAAATGAATGAATTCGTAAATAAGGTGATCCATGAGCTTAAAACTAATGAATCCATTAAAAATGAGGTTTTAGTTAATGTTATTGCAGAGTCAGCAGTAAAGTCAATGAGCTTAGGCGAAAATATTTCAAATGTATACGCTGATCTTAAAAACAATTTAAGTAAGCTTAACGAAAATATGAAAGATTCAACTCTTTCAGCCATACTTGAACAGTTTAAGCAAAGAGAGTATTCTGATGAGTCAGCAATTGATTTAATAGATAAAGGTGCTAATCTTTCTGCAAAACTAAATGCTATCAAGGAATCTGCTGGAAATGATCCGATTGTCTTGACTAAGGTTGCACAATTTGAATCTGCTATTTCTTCAGGAACCAAAGAAATTCATCTCTATAATAAATTCATTGAAGTATTTGAATCGTACTCGCATAATTCAGCTGCAAAGAAAGCAGTTGCTAATGTTAAAAAATACTTGAATGAAAACCTTTCAAAAGTTTTAGTGATGAATACTATTTTTGAAATGGAGAAATTTCCAATGTATGCATCAGCTGTTTCTGAACTTCGTAAGATGGTTATCAATGAGACATATAGCGCAGACATACTTAAAGTTAAATTTAATTCTGAAATTCCAGCGATAAATTCTCTAGTTTCAGAATTGAGAGTGTTTGAAGCAAATCAGCTTGGTTACTTTACTTTAGGCGAAGGCAATATTGATACTCAAGTTAGAAACGTTATTGCACCAGCACTAAGAACAAACGAAGGTCGCTTAATCGTAATGCATGACAATAGATTTTTAGCTATTTCAGAAGGAAAGAATCTTGATGGAACTGAGAAAGAAGTTCACGTTAATGAGAACTTTAAGATCGCTACTATTAATCCTGAGCACATTGCATCAACTCATTCTAATTTCTATAAAGTCTGTGAATCATACTTCACGTTAGGATTTAAAGCTAATTCTAATGGGACAGGCGTTGAGTCATCAACCATCAAGAATTTTAAGATCGGATTTAGAGTGAACGAAAGCAAATCAATTGATTTGTACTTAAACGATACTAAAATAGATTCTCCGGAAAAGATTAAATTAGATGAAGCTCTTGCATTAGAGTCAAATGCTACTAAATCTCACGTATCAAACGTTTTCAATAATCTATCAAGCATCTTTAATTTTGAATTCATCAAGGAAATTTCAAACGATAGAACTTTGGCAGAATCCTTAGTTTTTAATCTAGGTGATAAGTATTATGTTTGTGAAAAATCAAATGTTTCAGAAAGAATTTGGACTCCAGTTAATGAGCATCAAATGTATGAATTTTTCATGAGCAAATACCAATACGATATCAGTCCTATTTTCAAAGTTAAGATTGAAGAGTCTGTTGAAAAGATTAAAGCAATTGAAGAGAAGAAGTCTAGCATTTTGACAGATGTTGAAAAATTAGAGCAAACTATCTCAAAACTTCAAGAAGCATTATCTAACTCTGAAATTGAACAAGAGGATTACAATAAATTGACTAGCATCAAGTCAGGATTAGAAGAAGCAATCGTTGAGATGAAAAATGAATATGTTTCTTTAGAGTTATCTAAAAAGTAATAAACTGCTAATATTTAATAATTTAAAGCTCCCAAATGGGAGCTTTTTTAATTTAGTAGAAAAGTTTAGTATATTTACATCAATCGTAAACAAATAAAAGTTAATGGATACTAGACTAGACTTCAAAACCGCCGAAAAAATTGGCATGCTTGAAAAAATTGATTGGAAAACAAAGTACGGAACTTTCAAGTTCTATGTCAGAAAGGGCATGCAGGAAGTACAATACAATGTTGGAACGAATGTTTCAAAAAACCCAAATAGTGGAGAATATGTAAAGCCTTTTACTTCTCCGATGTTTGGAGAACCGCTCAATGTAAATGAGGTCCTGGATCAAGAGGATACATGGTTAGACATCGGTGGACATATGGGATTCTTTGCTGCGCGTATGTTGAAACAGTTCCCTAAAATTAAGAAGATTTACGCATACGAGGCCCTTCCCCATAACATGAGCTTTGGGATACAGAACATTAAAGAAAATGGAATGGAAGGGTCCTGCGAGTTCATCCAAAAGGCGATCGTTCCTGATAATCAGGACAATGTTGAGTTCTTTATTTCAACTGACTCTGGCAAGCATTCAATTGTTCCTATTCGAGGTAGAGAAAAAATCAATGTTCCAGCTATCAACATAAATGAAGCTATCAAGAAGCACAATATTACTGCTTTTAAGATGGATGTTGAAGGAGCGGAATATGAGTTGATTAAAGCGATTGAAGATTGGTCAAATATTCGAATCGCAGTAGTTGAATGGCACTTTATGTATCGCCCAAATAAGAACAACAGAGTTCCTCGTTTTCAGGAGATGATGGAAATATTTAATGCAAATTTCGATACTGTTCGAGTAATTCCAAATGTTGAACATGGAAAGTACTTCATCACTCATTTCGTCGGAATTAAGACTGGAAAATAGTCCATACCTTCTTCTGCAGGAGATTTATAGAGATGATCCTTGGAAGATGCTGATATGCTGCATCTTTCTAAATTGTACTAAACGCTCACAGGTTGATGCAATTCGAGATCAATTCTTCTCAAAGTATCCTAATGCGCACGCAGCTGAAAATGCAGAAGCTAGTGAAATCGCTGAATTGATAAGCTCCTTAGGTTTTAAGAATCGAAGGACTCGATCAATTCAGCGATTTTCTACAGATTGGATCGATAGAAAAAGTGACGATGTGTCACAGTTGTATGGAATTGGAAAATACGCTAATGATTCATGGCAAATATTTCAATTGGGCAATCTGCAAGTTGAACCTACTGATGGTGTTCTTAAGAAGTATTTAGAATGGGCAAAAACAAAAGTTAACACTTGAGTATAATATATTATGAAAGCTCTATACGCATATTTTGGATTACTTGATTTACATAAAGTAGATTCTCCAGGTCACAGTTTCTATCAACTTGGATTACTAGATCAAATCAAGTACAACTTCATGGATGATGACACAAAGTTTGACTTCTTCTCATACTATCCAGAAGTATTACAAACCAGCGAATTCCCAAAATATCCAAATACTGCACTCGGAGAAGTGTTTAACAGATATGCAGAATCCCTTTTAAATCAATACTGCATACCGCTTACGAATATGATCGATGCGATTGAAAATAGAGAGTATGATACTCTTTTTTTAAAAGCTAGATTTAGAAATCTCTCAACTTTAACTAAGAAGTGGAAAGATACTCATATATTTGAAACAATTATTGAGACGGCGCTCAATGCTGGTAATACTAAAGATAAGATAGTGGTCTTAGACACAGACATGTCGCTATCTCAGGATTTTTCAGAACGATATTCAAAATACTGCACAATCCAATTAGCTAGCGTCGCATGTAGCGAAAGGTTCATATTAGATTGCGCAAAGGTCCACCTGTCATCAATTGATGATAGAAAAACAGCATCAGTGTTTTATGGAAATGTTGATACTTCGAACTATAAAGCAGGTAATGAAAAGAGCAAAATACTTACAGAAATATTAGTTAGGACTACTGATTTTTCAGATCTTTCAATAATTGTAAAAGAAGGAAGCGTTCCGATTAAATCAGAAGATATTGAATATATTGCTAGAAACAATCGATCACATATTTGGGAAACTCTTGAGAATTCAAGAATAATGATCAATGTGAGCAAAGATAAGTATGATTCTGAGAAATTTATTCCAGCTAGAGTATATGAAGCTCTGATATTTGGAATGATTCCTGTTTCCTATAAATTTGAATGGCTATGCGAAACTTTTTCATTCTCTAATGAGCTCGACTATATTGAAATACTAAAGTATCTTATTGAAATAGATTCTGAAGATTTCAAAAAAGCTTATAAATTCTACATAAATAAATTTATAGAGAATGTATATGGCACCTGAGTTGAACGAATTGATTTTTTACTATATCCGACTTTATGAAAAGGCGGAAAGAGTTATACTGAGTTGTAAATCGCTAGCTCATGTAAAAGCAGCTAAGAGATACTGCCATTTATACTTTAAAGTAACTGGCGATTTTGAATCATTCACTGAACTATATCATAAATTGCTAGGCGTAGAATCAAAGATCGTGTCTCCCAATTAATTTAAGAGTGTGCAACATTTAGATAAATAATAAAAATGTTGTCACAAAAAATGAAGTACGTAAAGCCGTATCTTTCTGAGTTAGATAGTTTTTCTATTATAAATTCTGCACTTTCTGAGCATGCTCTAAAAATAGAGGAAAGTTTAGATTTCTCTAATTTCATGAGAGAAATAAATCTTCTTGATAAAATAGAAAAAGCTATTCCAGAAGCGCTACGTTTCGATTTAGAATTAGATTTAGTTCTATCTAGACAATCGAATAAGATTACAGAGTATTATAAAAGTCTACAAAGCGGAAGAAATTCTCTTTTAGAGAGTGCACAAGCTAAAGTAAATTCTACTCAGATTCAAGAAGCTATTACAAAATTAAAAAAATTAGCTTCTTCTGGACAACTAAATGAAAGTATTTGGGATATTAAAGTACCTAAACAACCTGAAGTTGCAACTGCATCTGTGCCTGCAGAAACGGCTGATATTAAAACAGCAAGCGCAGATGCGAGTCATTTTGACGCAGCAGTCAACAGTGATGCAGGTCTTAGTGGAGAATCAGGTGGTCTTTGGGGATCAATTAAATCCTTGCTATCTGCTTTAACTGAGGGAGGTTCTCCAATCGGAATAGTTCACTTAATTTTAGATCTGGTCGGTCTTTTTGGAGATTTCTTGGGACCAGCTCTACCTATTGGGCTTATCGCAGACATACTTAATGGATTGATCTATTTGTATAGAGCGTATACTGCCGAAGACGAAGAAAAGAAGACTGAACGCTATATACTTGCTGCAATATCGTTGATAGCGGCAGTTATACCAGTAGCTGGAGACGTTCTTAAAGGATTTAAGGGAGTAGCATCACCTGCAGGTAAAGTATTATATGCTTCTGCAAAAGGAGCTAAGGTTGAAGAAGAGGCATTGAAGGTAATGGCAACTCTTCCAGGCAAACAAAAGAATTTGTTTGCAAGATTTATGGAATACTTAGCTAAAACAATAGGGCCAGCCTTAGCTAAAATCTCTTCTCTTCTTGAAATGTTTTTTAAGAATTTTTTAGGAAAGATTACATCATATATTCCAATTATTGGAGGACCGTTAAGTAAATTTTTTGACAATATTGCGGCCGCTTGTGCAAAATTCACAAAGCAAATGGATCCTATTAAAGGATTAGGAAATTTAACAGAAGCAGCAGCTGAACTTTCTGTTAAAAATGCTGAGCAATTTATGAAATCTGCGTCAAAAGCAATGGACGAAGGCGCTGAAATAATAAAAAGCGGTGATTCGATTATTATTAAGAATGCGGACGGTTCTATTGAGAAGTTTGCAATAGAGGATTTCGCAAATGCCGCTGCATACAGCAAGAAATTTCCAGATGGTCCAATGGCCGACTATTTTAAGAAGGGAGGAGCTGGAGAAGCAGCGGCTGCTGATTATTATATCAATCTGTCTAAACTATCAAAGGGAGCAGGCGCAGGAAATATTGTTGGAAAAACTATAAATTTTGGAATAGCAAGTTTAGTGTTTAGCCAAAAAGGAATAGCATTTTTAGCAAAGCAGATAGTAAAACTAATGTTTTCAAAAGAACTTGCAGAAGCTACTGGAGAAACTGAAAGCTCTACTTTTGCAGGAACAGCCGTTCAAGATCTAATGGATAAACGCTTTAAAGAGATGCGAGAAAAAAATCCAGATTTTAGATATGGTCCAGTTCTAATAGAAGACGGCCTTCGAGATGATGAGTTTTATAAAGCATTAGTCGATCAACAGAATTATTACGCAGATAGGACAGGATTACCTCATATCATCCCAGTTGCATACTTTAATGGAAAAGAAGCTGGTGAAGATATACCAGAAGATGTAGATCTGTTGATGTCTACTATGTACTCTCCAATTGAAATTGAAAAGATGGAGGAAACCATGAATAAAACTCGTAGTAATACATCTGAAAGCGTATCGTTCAAGAGAATATTAAGCTACGCTGATTTTTTAAAGAAATAATATGAAACTGACTTCGGAATTTCAGCCTATTCGTGATTGGGCTGAAGAAAAGGGCATCTATTTAAGAGGAGATGCAAAAACTCAATTTGTTAAACTACTTGAGGAAGTTGGAGAACTTTCTCAATCCATCTTAAAGCAAAATGATCTTGAATTCAAGGATGCAATAGGAGACTGTGTAGTTGTTTTAACAAACCTTGCAAAGCTGAATGGGTACAACATCGAAGACTGCATAAATTCAGCGTATGAAGTTATAGAAAAAAGAAAAGGTTCCATGAAAAACGGAACCTTTGTCAAAGAAGAATAATTACTTCTTCTTTCTTCTAGTATATTTTCTCTTTTTAGGCTTTTTGCTATCTTCAATAGACTTGATGAGAAATGCTAATGCTTCAGGTGAAGGTCGTTCTGCATAATTTGAAAAATCCGAGTCATTCTCTTCTTTTTTAAATAAACTCTTTATCTTTTTCCAAATTAAGGTTAACATATATTATGCAGTTTTTATTCTAGCGTAAACTTGATCAACTTTTTGAGCAATACTGTCTTGACCTAAACCTAAAGTAGCGTGAAGATATGCTTTTACGAAATATCCCATAACATCCTCAAGTTCATCATCAACCATCGCATACAAATCCATTCCAGCTAATTTAGTAAATTGAGCGTTTACTTCATTTGCCATTATAGGATTCATGTACATGAGCATCAAACTAATTGCAAGTTCTTCCTGATCAGTAGTATTTCCAAATAATCCTGAGCCATCTTTATAATTCTTTAATTGCTGGGCAATATCCTTTGGAACGCTCATCTGTTTTACGGAATTCACGAATTTATTTGGATCTGCTGCCATCGCATCATAATATCCTAAAAACTCTAGCGTATCTTCAGCTGCATTTCCTTGGAAAGTTAAATCGCTAACATCGCCAGCCGCATCAGTTCGGTTTGCAAGTTCAGCTGCACTAATTGCTGTGATTCCAGCGGCATTTAAAGCGTTTGCTTGGAATGGAGCTCCTGATAGTCGCATCATCTCGTCCGCACCATATGTTAAAACATTAGTTCCTCCGACTTCTCCTAATTTGAATGTTCCAGTTGCTTTATCAAAGCTTTGAACAGCATATTGCTTTCCAGACTTAGCTACCCATTTTCCTCCATTTTGTGCAAGAGCTTTTTCAACAGCAACGCCTTTAGACGCAGTCGACATTTTATAGAATGAACCTAATCCTTGAGAAATAAGTTCTAGCGCTTTACCTGCACCTTGAACAACTTTACCTGCACCTTGGGCTACTTTTCCTCCCTTTGCTGCAATATTTGCTCCTTTTGCTGCTAAGTTTGCTCCAGCTACTGCGCCTTTTGCGCTTAGTTGTGCAGCATAACTTCCTCCAAAAGTAACGGCAGCTAATGTTACATCAACTAATATTTGTCCCCAGTTATCAGTAATTCCTCGCATTACGCTAGACTCAATAGGTAATTGAAATGCACCTAGTGCGGTAACTTCAGCTCTCCCTGAAAAATCACCTTCTATTGCTGTAGTTAGCGACTCTCCTCCAGATACACTAGAGTAGCTAGAAGATAATTTTTCAAAGTATCTAATTGGATCTATTGCATTTTCATTAGCGATCTTAATAAATGCACCAGCAACTGCTGCAACCATTTCTTCATCTGTTCCCATTCCTTCAATCGCATCTTTGATTATATTAGATGCTACTGAGAAATCGACGCTTCCGAAAAGAATTTTTTCGTTTTCTAGCCACATTATGAATTTCGGCGAATCTGGATTAATTTTATCTACTTTAAGTATGATGTTATCTTCTGAATTTATTCCATACTTTTCTTTATCGATGGTTAACGTTATAGTTTTTCCATTTTCAGCAGTGGTCAGTATAGGAATTAATTCCTTAAGCAAGTCATCATTATCTAAATACTCAGCAATTCTTTTCTGAGGATCCTCAGACAAAGTAGCAGCAGACTCGTACATGTATCGAGTTGCGTAATTTCTATAAAAGTTGCTATTAATATACATTGTCTATATTATTTTAAATAGTGTTTGGTGTTTCTAAACCAGTTGTAGTAATATTTGAAGCATCTGTCGTTGTAGATTGAGTAGTTGCTCCAAATAAGTTCTTTAAACCTGCAGTTAAAGCATCTGCACTGATTCCTTGATCTGGAGCATTTGTAGTTGCGCCAGTAGAATCAACCGTAGGCTCAGGCGCAGCTTCTGCGAAAATTAAAGAACCGCTTCTATGATACAACATTTTCTTAATGCTAGTTTCATTAATTTCAGAATTTCCATACTTTGCGATGTATTCATCAAGTACTTTTTTTCTAAATGCTTCATCTGTGAACATTTTTTTCAAAAAGTTCTTATCATATCCGTTAGTTATAACAGTGTCACTTTTTAAAACATCTAAAAGGTTTAGGGAACCTTCTTCTGCGTTCCATGGCAAAGTATCTGATTTTTGATCATAGCTAACGTCTCCATCAGTTCCACCAACTTTATTTGCTTTAGCGGCTATCTTCTTAAAGTCAGGAGTAAATTCCATCAAATACTCAACGTTATTGGTTCGCATCAAGTATATGAATTTTCTTGAACTTTTTTCATCATCGCTAACTTTTACAGGTTCTTTGTCCTGTTCCTCTTTTTTCTTATCATCGTCAGTATCTATTACTACTGGCTCTTCATCGTCATCATCAGGTTGAATAACAATAGGTTCCTCTTCTGGTTTTAAATATTGATTCACAGTGTTTGAATCTACGAAATTTACATTTGCAGGTAAACCTGGATATTCTGATCGTGAAAGCATTTTAAACTGTACTTTATCTCGATTGTCAGTATTCTTAACAATAGTATAGACAAAGAACGCACTTTTAAAAAATTCAGGAGTCAAAGAGTGAAACATTTTAACAAATTCCTGTTCACTATTTAGATTCTTAGTGATGAATTCAATTGCGTCAGGCGTTAAGTTACCATTGCCATCAATAAAGTTTGGCATCCTAATCAACTTAACTAGAAATGATGAATTATCCTGAACCTTCCAAACCATTTTTTGACGAACGTTTGATTTTGAGTCATGTGCTATGACTGACCCTCTACCAAAAAGTTCATTGATTTGCGTCCAGCTGCTAAAGGATTTAACCATGAAATTATTCAGCTTTTTTGTTATTTATTCTTACGATAAATAATAAAAAGTGATGGCTTTGAACCTACGTAAATTTAATGAATATGAATTAAAGTTTTCAAAGGATCCTGAAAAATTTAAGAAGAGAATCGGACTAACTTGTGAAAGTTTAGATATTTTCGATTCACAGTTCAATAGTGCTCCACTAGTTCGATGGGGAAAATCAGACGTGTTTGAAGAAAATTCAGCTTCAAATACTTCTAGGATCTATAATAGAACACCGTTGCCAACACTAAATCAACTTTATTCTGATTTGTCGTCAGAATCATTTGTTCCAAAGTCAGTAATGGACAGATCTCTAGTAAAAAAGATGAACTTTCCTATTGTTGCTATGAATGAAACTGAGACTGAAGAATTTAAAACATATGGGAAATATAAGAAAAGCAAAAAGAATTGGCTAGCATTTACTGAAAAACCAAAGCCTCAAGTTAGAATGAAAGCACTAGCTTTCAGAGATAAACTAATTCATCTTGAGGAAAAGGTAGGAGGCTTTATATTTGATGTTAGACCGACTTATGATGCATCAGATATTTCAAAAATTTTAGAATCAATCTACAACGTAAGCTGCCCTGATTTCTACGAGATTGATGTTGAACTTACTGAATCTGGATGGAAGTTATGTGGAATAGGTCACAGCGACGAATTAAATCCTCTTAAACAGATTAAAATATACGAATGTGCATATCGCGATGCATATTCATTTTCTCTTCCAAATTGGTTTAAATCGCAAATTAGAAAAGAACATCTAAAACCTTATTACTCTGGAAAAATACTGGAAGAACGCGTAGTAAAACCGAAATATTCAATTGATTATAAAAAGGAAGCAGATAAATGTTAATAGTTGATCAAATTCGCTCAAATAAAATAGAACAAGCTCTAAAATCTCTGAGAAAGAAGGTTGAGAAAACTAAACAATTGGATGAACTTAGAAATAGAAGGACGTATAAAAAAAGGTCTACTGCAAAGAGGGAAGAACTAAATAAAGCGAAATACGTTCAAAAGAAATTTGGTGATTCAAAATATTAAAGAATTATGCTAAAATTTAATGATTTTATAGAAAAGTCCGACGTGCGTAGTGATGCTGCTGCCGGAGTTGCAGTAATTTGGAATAATTCAATTTTACTAGTTCATCCAGCCAATTCTAGTTGGGTGAGACCAACTTGTGGAATCCCTAAGGGCGGAGTTGAACCTGGAGAAGAGATTATTGATGCTGCTCTTAGAGAATTAAAGGAAGAGACCGGAGTAATCTTATCAAAATCTGACCTAGATCCAGAGCAGCACCATGTAACAATGTATTCTAAAAACGGAAAAGTTAAATGGACCCTGTTTTACTATGTGTGCATCATAAATGATCCGTCTGAAATAGGTCTCTCTTCATATAAAGTTCCATCTTCAAATTTACAACTTGAAGAAATTGATTGGGCTGCATTCGTACCAGTAGAAAAAGCATATTCTATGGTAAATCAGGGACAGTTAATAATTTTAGATCGACATCTTGAGATAAGAGGACGACTTCTATAAAACCTTTTTACATATTTTGATATAATACTGCAAATATTAATATCATGGAAGAAAAAGAAACACTTACCGAAGAAACTGTAGTTATTCCTGAGCCAGTTAAAGATGAGCCAACTGACACAGTTCAACAACCAATGACGCTTGAGGAGCAATTAGAAGAATTAGTTAAGTTACGTACAGGTAACCTTAATGTAAAAGCGGATGTATCCGAATTAAAGTATTTGAAGAATTCTTTGAACAGCCGAGTTGAATGGAAAGGCCCAAATGAGGCATATCTTGCAATAATTTCAAATCTTGCATTATCTCAAGCTCTTTCGGAAATTTCTACAAAATCAGGAGAAGTAACTGTTTCATTACCTTCATCTGTCATAGAATCTTTGAATTTTTTCCTAAATAGAGTTAGTGGTACTGGATTGGATGCCGCTCAAAAATTATTTAGTGCAGCTATGGTGTTAAGACAGCAAGTAGAATACTTGAAAAAGTTGGACACTGAAATTCAAACTATTCAAAATGAGATCGAGATAAAATCTCAAAAATAATAGCAGCCGCTAGATAAATAATAAAAAAATTGAATAAAAATGAGAGTAAAGAACTTTGCAGGCTTTATGAAATCTCGCGGTGTTAATGAGAATTACTCAACTGGTTATAATCCGATGGATGACGAAGCTAATGAGTACGTAGACGATCCTTCTTTGCATCAAGAGGATGGATATTACGGGTATGGCGCTAATCCAGAAGATGAGGATATGCCAGAAGATGATGATGCAGCTGACGAAAATGCAGAAGATTCTGATGAAAAAGAAGAGATCACTCTTGAGGATCTTAAGGCTACATTAGATGACCTAGTTGCTAGAGTTGAAAAACTTGAAGGCGGTGATGAAAACGCTGACGAAAACGCGGATGAGAACGCTGAAGAAAACGCGGATGAGAACGCTGACGAAAACGCTGACGAAGGACAAGAAGAAGCATAATTTACTCAATTACACATATTTTAAAGAGGGCAATTGCCCTCTTTTTTTGTATAAATAATCAAGTATGATTCTAAATTTTAAACAATTCACAAAGGGTAGGCTAAATGAGGATGTATTTAGCTCCACCTATTCTCCTGATGAATACGATTATGCATACGATCCTGGAGATACTACTGACGCTAATCGTGATCAATTACCAGTAGGAATAGGCGACGGTGAAGAAGAAGAGAATTTTGATTTTAGCGATCATGAAAAAGATGAACTTCGTCAAATAGAAGTATCATTGGCTGACATAAAAAGAACAGTTGATACTATCTCAGATAGAATTTCTAACTTGGAGAGTAAATTATTAAAATAAATAGTATTATGGGAAAACGTATAAAATCAATTTATGAGTTCATGATGGCAGAGCCTAAGACCGCTCCTACTAGAACTACACCTGCGCCTACGACAACACCAAGTCGTCCAGCACCAGGACCAATTCGTCGAGACAAACCTTCAACTCAACCTAGACCTGCAGCAACTGCTAAAGAGCTGGTTGATGAATTTGTTAGCATCTTACGAGATGGCGAAGCTCCAAAAAATTTCGATATTAAAAAATTTAGAAGCAGATATGGCAAACGTGCGTAATTTTTCAGATTTCATGAATGAAGCCTCTTTTCAAGGAAACGCTGGAATTCCTGGCGAGGAAGGAGAAAATAAACCATCATACTTAAAAAGAGTTGAGAGAGCAGCTGCTGAACGTGGACAAGAATTTGCTAGAAATAATCGTCAAGATATTTCTGGATTCATGGGTCTTGTTATGCAAGCGAGAAGATTACAAGAAGGCAAGGAAGAAGCGTTAGAAGCACTTGCTGAAAAAACAGTTAGAGATTTATTCGGTTCAATATTAGATGGAGTCACTCTAAACATAAAGTTTGCAAAGGGAGATGAAATTAAAAATATGATGGAAGAATCTCCAGATGAGTCAGCCTCTCTTCCTGAAATAGAAGAATTAAAGGATGCTGATATTATTTCAGCAGTACAAGTTAGAAAGCTATCCAATGCTATAATGCAAGGTAGTGCAAAGAATACAAAGCTTTGCTTAAATTTAGATGATACTTTTGAAGGACTTGTTGAGATCTTTGGTGAAGAAGATGCAGAAAAGATGAGAGACCTTCTAACTAGAATCACAAATGTTGCAGATTTCTATGATTGGAACATTCCTATGGAAGTTCAAAAGGAAATGTGGAAAACACGCAATGGTTTTTCAGGTAGCGTCCAGGTTGAATGGGAAGAAAGCAATGAGGAGACTGAAGATCTTGCAAAGAAAGTGCTAGATGATTTAGCTAGCGGAGAAGATATTGTAGACAATCCTGAAGTTGAAGAGTTATTTAACGAAACTACACCTACCGTTAATGCATTAGGAACTGATTTTGCAATGCTATTGCATGAGGGAGTTAAGGGAGTTTATATGTTGATTGCTGCGCTAAGCATTCCAGAAGATGAGGAAGCTAGCAGCATAGTCGTTGGAAATACTGATTCATTAGCCGATGAAATTGAAGACTTACGATATGGGCCTCAAATTGAAGCAGATTTCAGAGATTTTGTAAATGAGTTGGACACTTCACGTTTGCCAGATAATCCACAAGCTAGAGTATTTGGAAAGCTTTTGGAAATTTCTCAAGATCTTGGAGAAAAGAAGAAATTCTTAAGAATATTCAATGGAATTCTTTTGTCTAGATTTGATGAATCTGAATTGACAGAAGAGCAAAAAAATGAAGTTAAAAAAGTATATGATTTTTGTCAAAAATTAGTAGATTCAATTGCTGACGAACTAGAGGAATATTACTCACAAACTCAAAATCAATCTGAGTACGAACCTGGAGAATATATTATTCCAAATGAACCTGAAGAGAAGTCGGAGTATTCTGAGAAAGAATTACTTAAGATGGCAGATGATGCCTTGGATCGAGGAGACATGGAAGAGTTTAAGAGAATATCTGCGATTCTAGCAAACATGAGCGAAGCTTTTACATATACTATGAGATATCGCACTTTCCTAAATGAAAGTGTCGATGCTGGTAAAAAGTATGTAGTTAAGAAAGCAGTTGAAGATAAACTTGCTCGAGAATATCGAAATGACACTGAAGAAGAGTTAGAACAGCGAGTTAAGGATTATATCAGAACCATGGCTCCTGAAGAAGAAAAGCAAATCCTAGATAGTGATAAGGATTTTCAGGAAATTAAGAACATGCTTGTTAAAAATCCTGGCTTAATGGTTCCTTTCTTGAAATGGAAAAAAGAAGAAGGAGCAACTATTGAATTTTTAAAAAATCAATTAGATAGCTACACAGGTTTAAATCAATTAACTTCTAAAGTATCTGCAGATGAATATACAAATATTCCTAGATACCTTCTAATTAAAGTGAGAGACTGTGAAAATAAAAAATCAGTTACTGGAAAAACATTCAAGTTTACTTACTTAACTGATCTTTCTGATGAGTCATCTGTGTTCTTAGTTAAGGACAAGCAAACTGATCAAACGCCTAGTCTAAACGTAAAGGATGCTTTTGTATCTGAACTTTCAAAAGCAATCAGTTGTCCTATTGAAAACATCTCATTTGTTAGAATCAAAGAATATAATAGAGACATTGAATCACTAGCTCAAAAAGCTGAGACGATGCAGCATATTCCAGGCTATGAAAGATTTGGAGATAAAGTTAGAAATATCGAGAAACTTAGAAAAGGAGACTGGCTTAGAAAATCTTTACCTACTTCGGCAGGTAGAATTCTAGGAAAGAATGTGAATTTAAAGAAATTATTTGATGAATCTCCTGAAAGTTTTAAGGAGAGTATGTTGAACGATGCAGCAACTCTTGCGGATTATCCGGAAATGATCAAAATATTCAATAAAAAGATCAGTGCTATTACTAGCATGGAGGAATTACGTGAATATTTAACACGTCGACTTAACGCGTTGGGATCAAGCGCTGAGAAGCTTTTACAAGATGTTGAACGACTTTCACCTGGAGTTGAATGTTTATATGATGACGATAATTACGTATTAATATCATTAAGATCAGAAGAAGCTCAAAAAGCATTATGCTCTGCTGCTAACTGGTGTATTAATCGTGGACAATTTTGGAATTATGCAAAAGGACGTCTACAATTTACAATATACAACTTTCAATGGCCGCAGACTGATGACAAGTACATGTTAGGCTTTACTTGCGATGCTGACGGTACTGTATACGCTGCTCACAATACATCAGATGATTCAGTAAGAGGAAACAGTAACGAAAAATATCAGGAGCTATTGCGCCGTCTTGGATTTCCAAAATCTATTATTGCTGCGTTAGATCAAATGTTTAAAGTTGAAGCCAGTATAAAAGGGGTTACTGACTCATTGTATAGTGGTGGATCTAAAAGTGTTGATCGAATAAAAGTAATTATAGATAATTCATTGAAACAATATTTGACAGCAACTAAAAGCGATGATTTATTACCAGCTTATCAAGCATCTTCAAGAATAGCTCTAAGAATATTAGTTGATGATTTCTTAAGAGAACCTTTAAGAGAATCTGAATATTCAGAGATTCTAAACAGTTTAAAAAATTTAGGAATAGTCATAGATCAAACTTATCTGATATTTAAAGCAATATTTCCAAAGCCTAGCGAAGAAATAGTATCATCTGTTCTTGCTGCAACAAATCGACAAATTTCTAGAATCAATGAAGCTGTTATAAAATTGAGAAAAGAAGGTAATAAAACTTCTGAAACTGCTAGAAAAATTTCAAGGGCAACTGACTTAGTCAAAGCCATCGAAGCGACTATTTTACCTAAACTTAATACTGATCTAGAAAACGCTAGAAAAAATGCCTAATTATAGACAATTTGAAAAGCTTCCATTATTCGAATCATTCTGTAAAAAGAATGAAGTAGATAGGGTAAAAATTTCTGGAAAAATAGGAGATGTTGATTTAAAATTGACTTGCTTAACTACTCCAGAGAGTCAAATGGAAGGTTTTTCAAAATATTCACCTACTGAAAATCATGGGTTGCTCTTCATCTATACTGAGGAGCAACCTCTTAATTTTTGGATGAAGGGCGTTGATTTTCCACTAGATATTATGTACTTCGATGCTGACCGTAATTTAATTGAATTTCATAATATGCAGCCGGAAGAAGAACCCAAAACTATTTACACAAGTAAGCAGCCTGCAATGTTTGCAGTAGAGGTTCCTGAAGGTTGGTGTGAAGCTAATTCAATAAAAGTAGGTTCAAAGTTAAATTTTTAAGATTATTTAGTATATTTCTTTCATGGAAAGATTACTAAATTTTATTGAGGAGATGAACTCCTCAAATTCTACTAACCATAAGGTTGAGATCCTTACTAAGTATAAGGAAGACGAGTTTATTAAGAAAGTTCTTCACTATACTTACTCTCCATACAAACAGTATCACATTACTTCTGCAAATCTTAAGAAACGATCTGATCTTTCACAAGATCTTTATCACGATCTTTTTGGTCTACTTGATGATCTTAACGAGAGATTGATCACTGGCCACGCCGCAATTGCGGCAGCGAATGGTTTTATTGAAAAATTACCAGAGGCCCACCGTGACCTTTTCTATTCAATAATTGATAGAAACATAGAAACTAGAGCAACTGCTACTCTGATTAACCGGGTGATCCCAGGATTAATCCCAACGTTTGATGTTGCATTAGCATTTGACGCAAGCAAAGTAAAGAACGTTGATTTACTTTGTGGAGACTGGATGGTTTCCAGAAAATTAGATGGAATCAGATGCCTTTGCATCATTCGTGAGAATGGAGACGTTAAGTTCTTTTCAAGAAACGGAAAGGAATTTGAGACCCTTGATGTTCTGAAGCAAGAGATTGTTAGATTAGATCTTAAAAACTGCGTTCTTGATGGAGAGATATGCGTGTCTAATTCAACTGGTGAGGATGACTTTCAGGGAATTCTTAAGCAGATACAGCGTAAAGACCATACGATTCCTAATCCAAAATATTGGGTATTTGACATACTTACCCTTGACGAGTTTGAATCAGGCACAGGTAGACATACGCTAACTGAGAGATTGGGAAGAGCAGAATCGTTAAAAATATCTCATTCTAAGATAGTGTCAATTCTTCCGCAAATTCGCATAGTAAATGAGGAGACGCTAGTTGCACTAAAGACTGCATCGAAAGATGCTAACTGGGAAGGTTTAATCGCACGACGTGATGTATTTTATGAAGGAACTCGCACCAAGAATATGCTCAAGCTTAAGGAGTTTTATGATTCTGAGTATATAGCAGTTGATGTGATCATGGGACCTCAGAGAATCATTGAGAATGGTCAGGAAAGATCCGAAGATATGCTAAGTGCAGTAATCATCAATCATATGGGAAATGCGGTAAACGTAGGTAGCGGTTTTACTTTACAGGAACGTAGAGATTACTACTTGAATCCTGAGAAGATAATTGGAAAGGCGATAACTGTGCAGTACTTTGAGGAAACTGTTGATCAAAATGGCAATCATTCCCTAAGATTTCCAGTATTTAAGTGGAACCATGGAGAATCTCGTAGTATATAATCAGTATGGGATTCAATAAAAAATTCGTTCAACCATTGGACAAAGTCATGGAAGAATTTGAAGAAATGGGAGAGAAAGAATTCGTTAGAAGATATTCTAAAGTCGATTCATTCGTTGGTCCCACTGAGTCAATTCAATTTATAAACACCAAAATAACTAATTTTTACAAATTATGAACATGTATTACATTGCAAAAGTAAAGTTCGAGACGACCGATGAACGTACTGGACGTGCTAAAAAATTGTATGAACAGTATTTAGTAGAGGCAGATTCTATCTCTGATGCTGAAGAGAAATTGAAAGAAAAATTCAAGGATGCTCTTGCTGATTTCGCAGTAGTTAGCGTACAAGAATCAAAAATCATGGGAATTATCAAGTAAGACGTATGAAATGGTTTTCAACAAAGACTGCTGAAAAATTATACGATATTTTAATGAAATACTCAGAAGCTAATCCCGGTTATTATAGCCGGGAGCTTTTTGTTTTTCATTATGGAGTATGCAGCAATACTTCGAGAAAATTTAGATTAAATTGCTTGGATGGAGCAAACAGAACGTTTGTGGTCGAAGATGATTATCCAAAAGTAATAGGAAAAGGTGCTGCTCGAACAAATGCGATAATTAAGAATTTCATGCAGCCTGAAATAAAGGAAATAGAGGAATTTACAGTAGTCGTTCGTGAATTTTAAAGTTCCAATAAAGAAACCTGCAGAATATGCAATGGACGTCTTTAATTTATTATCGACGAACTTGCAGGAACTTGCCATGGAATATGGAAAGTGGCCAGATCAAATAATTTTTTCAGGTGTTCTTGGAAAGGAAATATACGATATGCTCCTTGAAAAAGGTTGGGACTTAATGAAATTCGGACCTCAATATAATGGCGGAGCTGTGAACTCAATAACCTTCAAATATTCTAAAAGAATAGATAAGGTTGAGAATCATGGAATGATGCCATCTTCGATAGAGAATTCAGTAGTCAATTCCATAATTACTCCTGAGAAAATGGAAGCAATACTTAGATCCAAAGTACAATTAATGTACACATTGGAGAGAAGAATGGAACCTAAGATAATAATACACCTATCTAGAAATTAAGGAAAAATGAACTATGTGAACGGAGATCTAATTAAACTTGCAAAGGAAGCAATCTTTGATGTTATAGTGCATGGCTGCAATTGTCATAGTACTATGGGCGCTGGAATTGCACCGCAAATGGCAAAGGCGTTTGGTTGCGACAGATTTGAAATGGAACTATGGGGATCTGACATAAATAAGTTAGGTAACATTGACTATCAAACGGTAGTTCTCGGTGAAAACACTATTTGGTCGTTGACTGACTGCAAGAATAATCGTAATGAACCTGAATTGACTGTCGTGAATGCTTACACGCAATTTAACTATGGAAGAAATCATGCGGATGGCGATCTTCGACCATTTGACTATGAAGCCTTCACAATCTGCATGCGAAAGCTAAACTCCGAGTTTGCTGGTAAACATATTGGAATGCCTAAGATCGGTGCCGGCCTTGCCGGTGGCAACTGGAATCGTATTGAAACGATTATAGAAACTGAACTTAGAGATTGCAAAGTAACAATCGTAAACTATAAACCTTGAAGTAATGGCAAAAATAATACTAGAATTTGATGGCTACGAAGAAGCAGAAGATGCTAAGTTAGCACTACAAGCCAGTGATTGGAAGCATGCTATGTGGAAACTGGATCAGGAACTACGTAAGGTCACACGGTATGGAGGAAGTATCATCAAGCAAGGAGAAGCGAGTAAAATGGAGATTAAGATAGCTCAGAAGGTACGCGAGTCAATTCGAGAAATATTAGCTTCTAAAAACCTAGATTTAGAATAAAATAACAATATGGAACAACATTTTGACGTTAGTCGAATCATCGGCATTAAAATTATAGATAAGAGGTTATCTAGCTATAAATGGTTGCCTGAAAAACAAAAGACAACTTTCTTTGGACTAATTAAACGCAACTCATATCATTCAGAAGGTTATTATAGCAATGGTCATTATCAAGAATGCTATGAAAGCGGATGCTGGGACGCATGTCCTTCAAGTAGAGTAGACGTTCTTCGATCAGGTTACCTAATCGACAGTAATAACGTTGTTTGGCATAGACCGTATGCAACAGTTTATCTTGAATCCGATTGTCGAGTAGATAAGAACTTCACTACATTTGAGGAGGCAATACAATGGGCCGAAGAGTTAAAGCAGACGAGTGGTAAAACTTTTGAAATTGTGAAATATGACTAAGCTTAGCTTGATAAACTACGAAGGCGACTGCCTTCATGCAAAAAAGGAAAATGGAAAGATCTTAGTGATAGATCAATGGGGAAAAACTGTTGAGACACTAACAACTAAGGATCTCCTGGAATTTGTATTTGGCGCGATTGATATAGAGGACAGTCGAGGAAAATCATGGAATTTTCAAAAAGAAAGCAGTGATGCCACACCTTCCTTACAAAAAGTGTATGAGTTCATAACTTACAACGAAAAAGCTATGTCGACTAGAGAATTAACTTGGGAGGAGCAAGTGCAATGGGTCATGAAGAACACCGATGTTGAATTGGAGAACGTCTACATAGTTGAGGAAATCGCCAAACCCACAACGCCGACTCACATTGCAGTATTTGAACTAGACGGGGTCAAGTTGAGCGTGTATCAATGGAAAGCGT